ATGCGCTTCGCCCAGATTTCCAATTCGCCAGAAGCTTCCAATCGGTTGATCTCGTCCAGGACAAGCTTCAGCTTGCTCTTCATCCAGTCGAACACGCCGAAGCCCATGATCATCCGCTGGAACTTGGTCCACTGATCCAGCAGATTGGATCCCATGCCGTCGAATGTCTGGGACAGTCGATCCATGGCCCCACCGTACTTCTCATCGAAAATGCCCAGAATGGCATCCTGAATGGCCTGCCGGTCACTGGCCAGCGCGCGCACAATCTTGGTGGTGCCATCCCGGCCGGTGTAGGAATACTCGAAGTGCTTTCCGACCTTGGCCGCCTTGATGCCCAGCTCCTTGAGGCGCTCGTTCTCGCCCGTTACTGCGTCGGCCATGGCCTCGACGGATTGCATCAGCGGTTTGTTCATCGCGGCAGAGGCATTGCCGAGTTTCTGCAGCATACCATTGGTCGGGTCGAGGCCGTAGGCCCGCAGTTGCACGAACGACGCCATGACCTGGTCAAGCTCGTAAGGCGTCCTGGTGGCGAACTCCTCAACCCAACTCATGGCTTCCTTGGCGGCCTGTGCGGACCCTTCGGTCGTGGTCAGGACGGTCTGGAATTTCTCGAACTGGCGTGCCGGGCTGAGCATCGCAACGCCAGCAGCGGAGACAGTACCGCTATAGGCGGTCCAGATCCCTCCCGCGATCAGAGCCGCCCTGCCGAAACCGGCAACGCCGCTGTACATCATGGCCGCGCTGGATCGCAATCGGGCGGTCTGGGCCGCGATCACCAGATTGGTTCGCCGCACACCTGCACGCAATGTGTCCTGAGCGCGGTTCAACCGAGCGACGGACCGGGTGTACATGTCCGTCGCACGTTTGGCGGCAGCCGATGAGCGGGCAGAAACCCGATTGGCCAGCTCAGTGGCACGGCCCATACGCTTCTGCAGGGCAATGAACCGCCGCGCCGGGCGCGTGGCCTTGTCGACCAGCTTCAGCACCATTTCGGCTTTGCGGCGGCTCATGTGTCGTCCTTCGGTTTCGTCTGTTCTTTGATGGCCTCAGCGACCAACCGGTCATATTCGAGGCGCTCATCGCGCCAGAAGCAGAACTCCTCCTCGGACATGTCCATCAGCTCGGAATGGGAAAAGCCGCATTCAACGAGATGGACATGATCGAGCGGGCTGCTCAGGCCTGTCCGTTTCCCGCGTCGTCCTCGTCATCCTCGTCATCGCCCAGCACTTCGCCGGTCAGGTGCAGAACGTCGCCTGTCGGAATGAGGGTTTTGAACTCGTCCAGGGTGAGCTTTTCGCCGTTAAACTTGCAGAGCAGCGACAGGTAGATGTCGGACGTGCTGAGCGGGTTTTTCTTGGCCAGACGCTGGGCCTTCATCCAGGTCGAGTGCGGCTGGAACTTCGGCCAGGTCACTTTGATGCCGGTTTCGGGCAGCGTGGTATCGTCAAAGCCAGTGCTCTCGGCCTTGTGCTGCTTCAGCAGGGCAACAACGCCGCCATCTTTGGTCGGGGTTTCGGTCTTGGTTTCCATGTCAGGATCTCCGGGGCATCTTGTGGGCAAAGGTGGCAGGCTCCGCGAATGCCCAAAAAACGGAGCCCGCCAGGTATGATGGCCATGTCGGAACTCACGGCCACCAATCGGGGGTCAGTCGGGCCAGACGTCCTCGCCATTCACCTTGTAGATGTTGGCGAAGAGATCGACCTCGACCAGAGGCGTTTCCGAGCTGGTGAGGCGCTGCATCAGGTAGGTGCAGCTGAACTCGCCGGTATCCTCCTGCGCCTCGCCCTTTTTCACCGAGGCGAAGGCGTTTTTGGTGAAGAGCGCCCGCACATGGGTGATGAGCGTGGTGGATTTCTCCTCGTTGAGGCCATCCGCATCGAAGACATCGATCTTCTGATGCACCTGGAACCGCGCCGCCTTGTTCGGGCGCGAGAAGATCGACACCATCTCCGGCTCGGGGAACAGAAGCTTGATGCTGCCCGTCAGCCCGCTGAGACCCCGCCGGGGCAGCATTAGCACGCCGACAGAGCCGAGCGTGTCATGTTCCACCGTGCCGCTTTCCAGCTCGGGGATGTTGAACTCGTTGCAGATGCCCAGCAGTTCCTTGTCTTCAAGGTAAACCGGGGCGTCCGTGACCTGTCCGTATTGCAACATGGTTCAGGGTTCCTTTTTTACGCGGCCAGCCCGAGGGCGTTGCCCAGCAGGTTCAGGTCGATGTTGCGATCCACGGTGATCCGCTCCATCACACCGACCGGCGCATAGGTCAGCCGCCAGTAATACTGGCCCTGCGCGACGGACATGCTGGTGGTCCTGGTGCGGTCAAAGCGGAACTGGCCGCCGGACAAAACCGGGTCATCGCCGGTCATCAGCGACTTGAGCCAGTCGTTGATCTGTTCCTCGATAAACTCGATCCGCGCCGGGTTGCCGTTGCGGTCCTTGTGCTGATCGAGAAAGGCGATGACGCCTTCATCCAGCACGTCTTCAATCAGCTGAACATGCAGGAAATTGCGCATATCCGTGTCTGTTGGCCACGCGCTGGACCGGTTGCCGGAGACTTGCGGCCCCTTTCCCCAGCGCTCCTCGACGGTCACGATGCCCGCATCACGCAGGCCCTGAACGTCCGACGTGGCGTCACCGGGGATGTACAGGACCGGTGTTTCAGAGTCCTCGATGCCGTAGACCGGGCGGTTTGAAGGCGAATGGTGATACCCGTCCTGCATGATGGTCCGAAGCCATACGCCTGCAAAGCGCGCCGAGTAGGGATCAAGGCGAGTCTGACCGGGATTGGCCGTGTCGGCGACCACCATGTGCGGCCAGACCGGGACCAGGCGGCGATTGGAAAACTGCAGGTCGAAGCTACCGGACGGGCCGCGCGCCTCACGCACCTGTTGCGCGGTCACGCCGGTGGGTGTGTCCAGGATCGCGCGTGCCCGGATCCGGGCGCAGATGGTCTCCAGTTCGGCCCGCACGCCGGTCAGGCCGGTGAAGCCAGGGGTCAGCAGGATTTTGGCAAACCGACCGAAACGCTGATAGCTGTCATAGGCCAGCTTCAGGCCGCTGGGTTTGCCAGACACCGAAAACGCGCCGATGATGTCCACATTGGTCACATCGCCGACACCGCCCGTGTGGACAGCCGGATCGTAGACATTGACCACTTCGACCTCGCCGACGCCGGCGGTGCCGGCCTGGTCGAAGATCGCATCCAGAGCGGACGGGATCGTGAACCCGGTTGTATGCACGCCAAAGGCCGCTGTAGCCTCTTCCCGTGTTTTGATGATGACGGATTGGTTGATGTAGTCCGCCTGTTCCTGCGCCGTGGCATGCACGGCATCGATGGGCGCGGTGCCCACCAGGAACACGGTGGCCACCGGCTGGGTGCGCACGGTGGACGAACCGGGACCGGTTTCGATGACCTCAACGCCGTAGTAAGGACCGGACATCAGTTGCCTCCCTTCTTCGTGGATTTGGCGGCAGGCTTGGTGGCAATCTCATCCACCTCCTGCAGCAGCTTGCTGTCGATCATGCCTTTCACGACAGCATTGTCGGCGGGCAGATCGACGGGATCAGCACCGGGGATCAGTGCCACGTCCCTGAATTCGGACTGCATCTGGCCATCGGGGCCTTTGGTCTGACCATGGTCGATGCCGACAGCTCGGTCGGCGTCATCATCCGATCTCTGATGGAGGAGGCCGAAACCGGCCTTCAGCTCGACCTCGGCACTCTCACAGAAAACCACTCGTAAGGATAACAACAATGGCAAAACGCAAAGTCAAAACCGCAGGCGCAAACCTACCCATCCCTCAGGACGACAGCGAGGCACGTGCCGCGATCCGCGAGATCGGCGATCTGAGCCGGGACGCGATACGCTTGGAAGCCGAACTGAACGACAAGATCGCCAAGCTGCAGGAAGAGTATGGGGAGATGGTCGCGCCGATCCGCGAGTTGATCACGGCAAAGCAGGAAGGCCTGAAGATGTTTTGCGAGGTCAACCGGGACCGGCTGACAGGTGGCGGCAAGGTCAAATTTCACAGATTTGCGACGGGTGAGATTTCGTGGCGACTGCGCCCCGCGAAGGTGAGCATCCGGGGCAAGGACGACGTAGTCGCGGCCATCAAGGCGGCGAAGCTCGGCAAGAAGTTCCTGCGCACCAAAGAGGAAATCAACAAGGACGCCATGCTGGAGAAGGACAACCGCTCTGTCGCAGCGGCAATCTCGGGCGTGACCATCGGTTCGGATGGCGAAGACTTCATTGTCGAGCCGTTTGAGACCGAACTGGCTGAGGCGGGCTGATCATGGGCGGGCGTACCAGCAAAACTGCCAGCGATGGCACCAAGACCGTCTGCAACGCCTGCGGCAAGGCCGTGCGCGGCCAGAAAGGCCTCAAGGCCCACCAGTCAGTCTGCCCCGGCAAATCCAGCTGAACCAGGTACGGCGGGCCACTCATACCTTCCCGCCAAAGCCGCCGCGCTCACCTGCTCGCAGCGCGGCGGCACCAACCACAAGGAAAGAAACCATGACCGCCTTGCACACCATTGATGGCACGATCAGCCTGAATGACCTGCCCGTATCGGCTCTGACACCCGACGGACTGGGTGACACATTGGCCAAGATCAATCGGTTTGCCGGTCGCACACCGTTGCCCTGGCCAGTGTCTGCGCATTCGGTGGTCGTTTCCCGCCTTTGCCCGGATCCGCAGGACAAAGCATGGGCGCTCCTGCATGACGCACACGAGGCCTTTATCGGCGACATTATCACGCCTGCCGTGGAATTTATCGCCCGGCAAACCGAGTACCGTCACACGATCAACCAAAGCGTCCGATGTGCGAAACATCATCTTGACCGCCAGATCGCGGCAGCCTGGGGGGTGGAGCCGCGCTGGACATCAAAAGACGTAGCTTTCTTTGACTGGATCGCTCTGCAGGCGGAGAAGGCTGTGTTCTTTGATGTCGAACATGAGCGGGATCCGCAGGGCCACATCGAACGCGCCGTCAATCTGATCATCGAACTGCAGGATGCCGGCGACTGGCGTTTCTTCCGCAGGCTCTGGATCGAAGAGGCGGTGCACCTCGCGTCCGCTGGCCTGCTCACCCTTCCCAAAATCGAAACCTGATCCAAACCAAAGGAGACAGAAATGCCCCGTCGCGAAGACATCCATGTAGGGCAACGTATCCGGCAGCGCCGTTGGATATTGAACCTCACACAACAGCAGGTCGCCGCCCAGATCGGCGTGCAGTTCCAGCAGTTGCAGAAATACGAAACCGGAATGAACCGCGTCAGCGCCTCGCGGATGCCCGACAGCAATCGAGATGTGCTGCACCGGGCCGTGGTAGGTGTATCGGGCCATGTCAGGCTCCTTCTTTGAGGAAATCGGTCATGAGGGGGGCGGGCGCGTTCTGCGGACGAGGCACAGCCGGGATGGTGCAGGCGACCTCGATCACGTAGCGCCAGAAACTCTCGTCCTGATCGGCGATGCCATCGCGGACCAGACGCAGCTCGGTCCCCTCTATCCGTGCGGCCTGCAGGGCAAACCGCACCTGCTCGACTTCGCGCGTGCCGCGCATCGCATGACCCAGCGTGCGCAGCTGCAGGTGGATGGCAAAGGACGGGCTGCGCTGCTGCCAGCCCGCGCGCGTGCCGTCAGGGGCCGCATAATTCGATCCGGTGTATTGCACCAGCGCGGCCTTGTTTGCCTGCCCCATGTCGAAATCGCCGGGGCGATCCGGAAAGACATCAATCAGGTAATCGGCCCCAAGATGCTCTTTCAAGGTGGCCACGATCCCGGCCTCGATCTTTTCCAGATGAGTGGGTTTCAGCTTGGTCGACACGTTCAATAGCCTTTCAGGATATCAGAGGCTTGCGGTGCGCCCCCGGTGATCGAGGGCAGGTCGGCAATGGCGTCGGGCGTCTCGGGGGTGTCCAGATCGACGCCATCCTTGCGGTCGCGGATCAGATCCAGCTTGCCGTCCCCAATAGCCTCCAGCGCTTTCACTGCGGCCTTGTAGCGGGCCTCGACGGTGTCGGTGATCTGACCCTGACTGCCCTTCTTGTCGCGCAGCCGGTACCGCACGATGTCGCCGCCCAGCCCCTTCAGCAGGTTGGGCATGTCCCCCGCATTCAGCGCGCGCAGCCAGTCATGGCGGGCCAGCACGAACCCGGCGATCAGCTCATCGACAAAGGCGATTTCCCGGTCGATCAGCGCCACATCGATCTGGCTGCCCTCGAGGCTGTTGAATGCCCCGGTGCCCGCGATCAGCTGGGCCTCGGTCTCACCGAACTGGGCAATGAAGTCGTTGGAGGTCAGGAAACGGCCCATGAAAGCTTACTCGGTGGCGGCCTTGGCAACAGCGACGTTCTCGGCGGTCAGCTGCATGCCGAGCTGTTCGTTCAGCGCCTTGAGAGCATCCGCGCGGATCTCGCCGTCTTTCTTGAAGACAGTGTCCGGCAGTTCTTTGACGGCAGCCCGCAAAGCCTCGAACTTCTCCTCTTCAGAAAGGCCGGCGTTATCGTTTGCCGCCTCATCGTCGGGATCCGCGTCGCGCACCGCACCGTCCGGCAACTCCGCCAGATCGTCGTCGGTCAGCTCGATGGGATCGCCGGCGGCGTAATACTTGCCATCCTTCTTGATGCGATGATTGGCAATGTGGGACATTTCAGGTCTCCGTTGATTGGGGGCGGGCAGTTATTCCGTCATGCCCAGGACGATGGTGGCGGGGTTGGCCCCGCCCTCCTGCTCTCACGCGGTATGGGTTAGATCGGGTTCTGGAACAGGAAGCCTGCGTCGGCGCCGGTCAGTTCGGGCGACCATTCTTCCTTGATCTTGTAGACCCAGCTGTCGCAGCTATCGTCCGAATAAGGCTTCATGATCATGGGATGGCCCTTCAGCCGGTACGTGTAACCGAAGGATGGCACCATGTAGTTCGTGCCCATCGGCCTGAAGGACAGGATCGCGTCAGTGCCCCAGACATCCTGCGCATCCGCGTCGTCTGCGGCGCCATCCTCGAGATAGACGGCCTTGCCGACGATCACCTTCTCGATGTCGAAATACTTGGCCAGCATTTCGACGGTGATTGAATCGGAGCTGGTGTATTTGAACTGCTCCTTGATCTTCGGATGCTGCTTCAGCACGTTGAAGGTGGGTGCGCCGATGGTCAGCTGGTTGGGATAGCGACCGATGCGCCGGCGCACCTGTTCCTTGCCCTCGTTGATGTCAGCCGCAGGATCGCTAGCCGGATCCGACCATTTGTCCCCACCGGCCAATACCATCTTGTTGTTGGCACCATAGTTGCCCGGATCTCGGACCAGCTGCGCGATCTCGAACTCGCGGCCCAGGGCAATGATATCGAGGACCATCTCGACGCTGCCACGCGCCAGATCGATGCCGGGTACCTTGGAGGCTTCCTCCATGTTCTCCCAGGGCACCTTTGCCGCCAGAGCTTCCTGCTGCAGAGCGACAGGGTTGGAGGCATAGCCGTACTGCACGGTCTGGTATTCCGCACCAGGTGCGCGGCGCGTGTTCATCTTGCGGAAACTGTCCTTGCCAAAGCGCAGGACGCGCACACCACGGGTCGGGATGTCAGCAACCGGTAGGATCAGGTGGCCGATCATTTCGGCGTTGCGATAGCCCTGCGCGTGGGTCGACAGGATCGGGTCGATCACGCGCGCCTGGGCGGTGTTCATGTTGCGGGTGTTCATATCGGCCCCTTACTTGATCAGGATTTTGACGATGTCGCCGGGATTGGCGGCGGCGGTCAGGGCCAGCCCGGCGGCGGCCCCTGCGGCCATGGTGATGGGCTGGCCATTGGCGTCGGACTGGACCTCGGCCCCCTTGGCGATGGCGGCCCCGGCGATCATGTCGCGGACGCCGACGACATCGACGGCCACGGCGCGCCCGGCGACCTCATCGTTATGAGACACGCCAAGCACGGCACTCCCGTCACCGGCCTGCGCCCCATCTACGGTGACGAAGCGATGCGCGCTGACATTCTCCGTCAGCAGGACGGAAATGCTCAGGGTGGAAATGGAAGTCAGAAGCGGCCCCATGGATCAGGCTCCCTGTACGGCGGCGACGGCGTCGATATAGGCCGTGCCGGGGTTGGCTTTCTGGAAGGCGACCGCCTTGCCGTGCAGTGCGAGGTCTTCGCGATCCACCGACAGACCATCGGGTGCGGCGAAGGCAACGCTGGCCGCGCCCGGCTCATCGCCCAGATCGGTTTCGCCCTGCGGCACGATCTCGGGCTGCGCGTTCAGGATGTCCTTCAGCAGGTCGGCCGGGCTGGCGGTTTTGTCGGTACCGTCATCCGAAAACGAAATCTCGGTCCCGGTCAGGCCGCCCAGCTCATCGAGCAGCGCGGCCACGCTGTCCTTCTGGACCGGCAGCAACTTGCCCTTGGCGACCAGGTCGTCGGCAAACGCCACGCTTTCGGTGTGGCGCAGTGCGCGCTCGCGCTTGGCCAGGTCCGCCTCGCG